CTCCCGGGTCTCGATCCGCGAGGCGGAGAGCGCCGCGACCGCGATCACCGGGACCGCGACCGCAACCGCCGCGAAAGGGGCCGACGGCCTCTGCACCCTCACCGACTCGACCAAGGCCTTCCTGACGACGAACCGGGTCTGGCCCAGGGACAAGATCCACAACACCACGGACGGATCGAGCGGGGTCGTCGTGGCGGTCCCGACCGCGACGACGCTCCGGGTCGCCCTCTTCGAGGGGGGGAACGACGACTGGACGAACACGGACGCCTACACGATCGTCCCCTCCGCGGAAAAGCAGCTCTCCCTGGAGGCGGAGGCGGAGACCCCGGGACATTTGATCCTCGTCCCCTATATCGCGATGCCCGAGCCGGTCTATTCGGACTACGGCGCCTGGCGGCTTCCGGAGCGGTCCTGCCGGGGGATCGCCGCGGGCGCGGCCGCTCTCTTGCAGCTCGCGCGGCACAGCTACACGGAGACATCCTGGATGAACGGGCAGTTCTCCGAGGAGATCCGGAGGGCGAAAACGGAGATCGGACGGGCGATCCTCGACGGCGGCGGGAACCGGAACCGCCCCGGCTGGTAAGGGGGAAACTATGGCAGGCGTATGGCCCAACCTGGACATCTCGGACCTGGAGAGCAGGACCCGAACCTATCTCAACGAGGTCACGGCCTCCTTCTTCACCCAGGCGGAGCTCTACCGCTGGCTGTCGCTCGCGGTGAAGGACATCGCGCAGCGCTCCCTCTGCTGCCGGCGGATCCTCGATGCGGTGACCATCCCGGCGACCCGGGAGGTCGCGGTTTCGGCCTACAAGGTCCTCCACGTCGAGTACGTCCCCGCTTCGGGGAAGCCGGTCATGCTCAAGAAGATCGACCCGCTGAAGCTCGGGAACCTCTCGAACAACGGATCGACGCCGCAATCCTGGTACGAGTTCGGATCCAATATCGGGATCGAGCCGCTGCCCGCCGCGGCCTACAAGCTGCGGCTCTACGTCGCGGACCTCCCGAAGATCCGCCATGCGACCTGGCCGATCGCGTCATTCGTGACGGGCTGGACGGAAGTTGTCGGCCATTCCTTCTGGACGGCCGGGACCTCGCTCGTCTTTTTGGGAACGGCGCTCAACGACGAAAACGCGATCGAAGGGCCGACGCTTTCGGCGAGCACGAACTACACGATCCGCTTCACCGTCTCCGGCCTCGTCTCCGCGGAGCTCACCTGCCTGGCCGGGACGACCGCGTCGCCCACGATCGACTCCAACGGCGTCCATGCCGTGACCCTGACCTCCTCCGCGGGGACCCCGAAGCTGACCTTCAACGGGAAGGACAAAAAGACCCTGGGCGGCGGGACGGTGACGGTGGACGACGTCTATATCCTCAAGGAACAGGACTTCACCGTGGGATCCGACACGGACCAGACGGAGATCGGCCCGGCGTGGCAGCACCTGGCCTGCCTCTACGCGACGGCCCAGGCGCTCCGCAAGGACCGGAAACCCGCGCCGGCGACCCTGATCGAGACGATCGTCGCGGGCGAGATCGACTACCTCCGGCAGAACCTCGTCGAGGTCCTCCCGGACGGGCAGAACAGCGTCAAGTACCTCTAACGGGGACGATCGATGCCGGAAACGAGAAAAATATACGGGGCGCGGGAGTTGACCGGAGGCGGGTTCGGCGCCCTGGATTCGATCGACACGACGGGTCTCCCGGACGAGAGCCTGGCCTACGTCTGCCAGGGAACGGTCCTGCGCTGCTACGCCTTCGACGCGGATTCGGTTCTGACGGAATCCTCTCCCGACCGGATCAAGCCGGATTCGGGACCGGGATGCTGGCTCCTGCAATCGGATACGGAGTTCATGAATATCCTCCTGGTCGAGCTGATTTTGACCAATTCCGCATTGGTTACGGGGCAGGTCCTGGGGGGGAGCGAGATCCCGGTTTGCTCCGAACTCGACGGGATGGACCTGGTGGACGTCGTCGTGACGATCCCGCCTTCCGGGACGGTTTCCTCCGGCGGTGCTTTGGAGTTTCAGGTGGTGCGGACGCGCGACGGCGCGACGGCGGACATGCTCTCCGCAAATCTCACAATCGCGGAAGGGGAGAATGTCTCCGGGATCTGCTCGATCGACGGGGACAACGACGACGTGGCGACAGATGATTTTGTCCATGTGGACTGCGAAGCGGATGGAACCGATGCAAAAGGGCCGATATGGGTAAAGCTAACTTTCAGATAATCCGACTGCGCCCTGAAGACAGGTATCTTTACGATACCCTGATTCTCTATTGCAAGTCCTCCATCCACAGCGGCGCGATGTGGCTCGCCGCTCCGACGTTTTCCGATTCGGATCGGTGGGTGACCAGCGATGGTTTTCCGTTCGAGATCACGATGTCGCACGAGTTGGCGGCGGAAAAGAGGCAATTATACTACACGGACGACGGAGACGACCCGACAAATGAATCTGATTTGTATGACGAAGACCATATCGATGTGGCTGCACCTCCACTATCGGCACCATACGGGACGTTGATAGAGATAAAAGGGATCGCCTGGGAGCCGGTCAGGGAGGATTACAGCCCCGTTGCCTCCCGGAAGTATTGGTATGACAATGTTGTGATTTATAGAGATTCTCCAGGTTTAGGGCTTGACGTGGGAACAATCCATTCCGGCGCCATGGCCGAGATGGTGGTCGCGGCCGAAGAAGCGGAAGAATCCTTGTCGCTTGAATTAACGGGCGGCACGATAGAATCCGGGACATATACGGCGATCGTGGTGAGTGCCCCGGCGGATTCGGAAGAGGAGAAGAACCTTGAGCTCACCGGAGGAACAATAAAACAGGGCAAGTGGTGGGATCCGATTGTAGAAATCGAACCGCCGTGGGATTGAGAGGAAATTATGAAGACCCTTGAAGTCGCGAAAGTAGGCCTGACGGGAACTGTGGCAAGCTGGGAAGTCATCAACCCCGACGGCTCGATTGCCCAGGCTTGCTACAACCCGAAGAACAACCTGATCCTGGATGTCGGACTGGACATGGTCGGAGGGTATGCAAGCATCCCCGCGTGCTTCGCCTACATTGCCCTCGGTACGGGGACAAGTGCTTCTAATGTCCTTATGACTGCGCTGGAGGCCGAAACGACCTATGGAGCAACGACAAGGCCTCCGGCGTCAGGGTATAGTGCCTATGATGGGATTACGCTCCCTGCCGCAGACGCAGACCCTTTCATCGTGGAATATGCAATCGGCATTCAGACCGCCGTAGGCAAGCTCAACGGAACCTTCACGGAATTGGGCTTTGGGCCCACAAGCACCAAGGACGCAAACCTGTTCTCTCGATTTAGAATCTGCGACTCAGAAGGCACGCCTACCTCTGTTACAGTAACATCCGAGCAGCAACTCCGCGTGAAGTATATCATTGGAATCAGATTTCTCCCCATCGTCCCCACGGCTTATGATTTTGATATAACTGGCTATGGAGACGACATCGGCTATACCGCAGGGTGGCAGTCATTAGGATATATTAGTATTCTCCTGTACTTATTTGGGACGCTTGATGGGTTCTATACGTTCGGACAAAGCGTGCAGATTGGGTATTGGAAATTTCTTGTAAAGACAGTTACTACTGCCGATATTACATTCTCAGATCTTATCACAACAAGATCTTATGCTGCATGGGCGGTTCTTCAGGTTCTAACAGCAGGAACTGGACCGACATCCCCCTACTATACAAGGGATGCCTATACACCAGGTTCCTATGCTCAATATCTTAATATCCCCTTTACCACACTTGAATCTGTAGGAAACATATACGGCCTGCAACTTTTTATCAATAACTATACCGGGGGAGGTAATTACAATAGTGTCCTTCTGTGGCTCTGCAAGTTTGACGATCCTATCGTCAAGCCCGATACTCATAATCTGACGTTCAAACTGAAATTCTCCTGGGGGAGGGGTTCATAGGATGGATACGATTGAAATGACCGCCGCGATCCGATCCGGGCTCCGCCTCCCCGACGGGGATGTTCCCGTCTCCGACACAGAGATCCTCTCGGCGATCCATGACGGCTACAAGGACACGGCGGCGCTCGCCCTCTGTGTGGAGGAAACCCAGGACGTCGTCACGACGGCCGGCGAGAGGACGGTGCCTTTCACGGGGATCCGCGTCAACTACGTCGAACGGCTCGACACGGTCCCGCCCCGGGGTCTCCTCCGGGTCCACCCGGCGACCTTCGGCCTCCGCCCCGCCGCGGGGACGGAGCCGGAGTTCTGGTTCCCCTGGGGCGACGTGGTCTGCCTGGATCCCGTCCCGGCCTCCGCGATTCCGCTTCGCCTCTACGTCGCCGACTACCCGGCCGAAGCCCCGGGCGAAGCCGAGTGGGACTACATCTACGCCGATACGGCCGCCTACGCCTGGACCGACACCGTCGCCTACCATTGGATCCGGATGGCGGGCGGCGAACTGACCGACCTGCCGCCGGAGTTCCGCGAGTGCCCGCTCTACTTCGCGTTCTATGCGGTCGCGCTCAAGCTCCGCGCCTGGAAGGCCGCGCTGCAATGGTACAACCGCTACATCCTGTCCATCTCCCGCCGGAAGGCGGAATACATCCGCCGGGTGCCGGACCGCCGGAGGGACCGCGAGATCCCGCTCTCCGTCCGCCGGACCTGGAACCGAGGAGGCGCCCATGGCAACCCTTAACCGCAGCGTGATCCGCAGCCTGGTCCGCGACGGCCTCAACGAACAGGCCGCGACCGTCCTCACCGACACGGAATTGAACGCGATCATCGACGACGGGTGCCGCGACACGGCCGTCAAGGGCCTCTGCCGGGAGGTCACGCAGACGCTGACCCTCACCGAAGGGGTGAAGATCTACCCCGAACCGACCGGATCCGGGGTGCCCTGCCGCACCCTCTACGTCGAGCACGACGGCCTGGGGCTTATCTGCATCCCGCCGCAGGCGGTGGGCTTCGTCGCGGGGAACCTCTCCGTAGCCATCGGGACGCCGCAATTCTGGTTTCCCTGGGGGGAGATGATCGTCCTGGAGCCGGCGCCGAACGCCGCGGCGGTTTTGGCGACGACGAGGCTGCACAGCGCCTGCTACCCGGCCGCGGCGCTGGCAACGGACGCGACGGTCCCGGACCTCCCGGCCGAGTTTCACGAGTGCGTCTATCTCTACACCCTGGCTTTTTGCGCGCTCAAGCTCCGCCGCTGGGGCGACGCGGCCCAGGCCTATAACCGCTATATCGCCGACGTGCAGCGCAAAAGGTTCGAGTACGTCTTCAAGGTCCCGGACGCGAAGGCCGCCCGGGAGATCCCGGACAACGTCGTGATGGACTTCAGACCATGAAGAAGGAAAACGCCGAGGCCAACAACCTGACCGTCCGCCCGATCGTCCTCAAGCCGGTCCAGACGCCGGAGAACGAGCCGGGGCTGGAGCTCCAGGTCCAGGTGGCGCAGCTCCCGGGGACGCAGCCCCTGGAGGACGAGCCGCTCCAGCGGAAGGCCTACCTCTTCGCGGAGGCGACCTGGCTCCCCGCGGCGGATCCGCTCGCGGCCGGGCCGAAGAACATCTCGACGATGCAAAACCTCCGCTTCACGGAATACGGCCTGGAGAGCGTCCCCGGCTACACGAAGATCAACGCGACGACGGCGCTGGAGACCTACCTCAAGATCCGCTCCGGGATCCAGCTCCGGGCCCCCTTCACGACGAAGTCGCGGCTCCTGGCCCAGGCCTACAATGCGGGGCTCACCGCCTCCCAGGTCCTTCAGCATACCGCGGTCCCGCCCGCCCAGGGGGATTTCGAGGCGACGGAGCTCCACACGGACGCCTCCGGCGCGGGGCTCGGGCGCTTCGCCAAATGGCCCGGGAACCAGGTCGCCTACTGCAACGGGGTCGAGACGAAGATCTACGGCGGGGACGAGATTCCCGCCGCGGCCTTCATCACCTCGTCGGATCCCGTCACGGGGACCGTCCTCACCAAGCCGAAGGACTATTCCGAGGCGGTCCGGAACTCCCTCCAGTCCGCGGACCAGGTCGCCCAGGTGGGCGGCGGGGACGACCCGCTGACGAAGCTCCTCCTCCACTTCGAGGGGGCGCCCGGCGCCGCGGTCACGGACAGCTCCGCCGCGGCCCACGGGGACGCGACGAAGGAAGGGACGGCGGACATCTCCGTCGCCCAGGCCAAGTACGGAACCGGGGCCTTGACGACGCCGGCCGCGGGGGACGGGATTTCCTACGCGGACCACGCGGACTGGGATCCGGTTTCGGGGGAGATCACCTACGAAACCCTCTTCTACCTGCCCGCCGGCTGGGCCGACCATTCGCTCGCCGGGACGCTGACCTTCGCCGACAACACTCCGGCCGAGGACACGATCGCCCTTTCCGGGGACCACAGCGCCGTCGCCTGGCTCCAGGCGGGGCGGACGATCTGCTCGAAGGGCGGGGAAGGACAGACGAACGTCGGGCCCTGGACCGTGGGCTCGATCGCCTATGAGGGCGGGACCGACACGACGACGATCACGCTCGCCGCGGGGGAGGTCCTCACCGCCGAGACGATTGCCTCAACGCTCTACCCCTGCCGCAGCCTGCTCGGGCGCTACGAGGACGCGAACAACCATTGGTTTCTCGCCGCGGTCGGAGACGACCTCCACTTCGTCGCCGTCTCCGCGGCTGCCCGGACGGAGGAGACGATTACGGGGAAGGTCTCGTCCGGCTGGAACCACGCGGGGATCCAGCGGGACGGGACCGACGCCTACTTCCTGGTCAACGGGACGATGGCGAAGATGACCGTCGCGAACCTCCCCGCCCTGGGCGCCGCGGCGCTCCGGATCGGCAGGACGCAGCGGGGCGCCTCCCTCTACAACACGGCCCTGGGTCTCTACTTCGACGAGGTCCGCGTCTCGGCCGTCGACCGCTGGGCGGCCGGGACGACCTACTCCGTCCCGATCCGCGCCTACACGGCGATCACGGCCGCCCGGACCTTCCTCGCCGGGTTCACCCGCCCCGTCCAGGCGGTGAAGTTCTACATCGGCTCCGGGGTGAACACGGAAACATCGACGACCTCCGCCCAGGAGTGGAACGGGGTCTCCTGGCCCGCCTTGACGATCTCCT